TTCTTAATTTTTCAATTTCTGCAAAGAAAGTTTCCTTGCTAACTGATTCAACCACTCGTTTTGCTTGTGGTGCAGGTGCTTGTGGTGCTACGTTAGCCTCCACTTCAACTTCAGCTTCTGGTGCTGCTTCTTCTTCGGTTGTAGCCTCTTTAACTTCGGCTATAATACCTTCAACTGCAACGACCAAAACCATTCCATCTTCTAATGTGTACTCGCCAATTGGCATAGGTACAACACCATCGGCAGTAACTATACCAACAGAAAAGTCTGGTGCAAATTCTTCAGCCTCGATAATGGTGATACCATCTTCTAACTTCATCTGCGCCAAATTAATCTGAAAGCCTAATGCTGCTTTAACTCGATTTTTTGTGCTTTTGTATTCCATATATATATTTAATTAATTACTATTTTAAATCGCCTTTTGCAAATAAGTAATCATAGCTTGTGCAGATTTTAAACTACTTTTTGCTTCTGCATTTTGCTTATTTAATGAAGCAATAAGACCTCCATCAATTCCTAAATCTTTTAATTTTGTAATTCCATCCTCAGTTTGTTTAATTACTGATTCGTATAATGGTAATGCTTTTTTAATTTTATTTTCAATTGCAATAACTTCTGATTGAATTTCAGTAAATGGAAATGCTTTATCTAATTGAGTTCTAATATTTTCAATTAATCCCAACTCAACTTTTTGTGATGCTAATTCTACTTTATCAGAACTAAATAATTTTTCAAATACTTTGCTTTCTATGCTCATTGTAATTAGTTGCTTGTTGTGATTAAAACTCTTGGTACATTTGTATTTACTATTGTGGATGCTACACTTTGAACTAATGAACCTATTCCTTGTGATTGTAATTCACCATCACAACATTCAATACTATATGTGCCATCTGCACATAAGCAACCACGATTGCCACCCTTTGGACTTGATGTTTTATCTTTGCTCATTTTCTATTACGTTTATTATTTGATTGACTAATTCTTCATCACTAATTTCTGGCAATAATTCTAAAGACAATTTATCAGCAAAATACCCTTCAATTGAAAATCCTTTAATTTCTCCACTCTTTGCCTTTTCCCAAATTTGCTCATTATCTGCCTTCATTGAAACCATCCAAGTTCCTTTAGGTAAACTAAACCCATAAGATTTAGATTTGTCCATTGCTGGATCTGTGATAATCCAAGACTCTACTAATGACATACCCTCTATTTTGGCTTTATGTTGTAAAGTTGCATTAGATTGATTGCCGTTTTGTAAAAACATTTGGCTTGCTTTCTCTACCGTACTTTCAGAAAAGAAGACTTGATATTTTTCTTTCCCATCTTTACGGTAAATCATTTTATTAGGGATCAATGCTGGTCCCATTAATATTTTCTTTTCAGTATCTACTTCGGCTAAATTAATTTCGTACTCTTTAGCCAATGTAATAAAATTACTTTCAATCGCAGGTCTGTCTACCAAACTAATGGCTTCAATCCCATCCTCATCATTTGAAATTATTAATTCTATGATCTTCATTGTGTATAAACGTATATTTTAAATTTTGTTACATTTTCATTAACCTAAACTTGCACTCATTACCTTATTTCTGTCCAATGATTGTTGTGAACTTACTTCAGAAGAAACAACATAAGCCTTTATTGGTTCTGAACTTTGACCTACAACCTGTGCAATTTGATTTATACCACTTGTGCCAACTACATTAAATTGTGGTGATGTAGAATAACTTGGTGTCATCTGTGGATTGCCAAACGACATATTGCCACCACTTACATTACCAGACCTAATATCTTGAATACCTTTTGCGCCTGCAATGGCTGCTGCTAAACCTGCTGCAACATCACCTGCTAAACCAATATATGCTAATGGACTTGTAACACCTCCATTTTTTACAAAGTTTTTCTTTGCGTTTAATGCAATACTTGTAATTGCAGCACCTTGTTCTAATATAATACCTGCAATGGCTAATTCTTTATTTTCTCCTGCAATTTGTCGTAAACCTTGTCCAAGTCGCATAATATTAGCAATATATGCTTGTTGAATATTTTCTTTTGCATCTGCTTCTATTTTAGCAACGGCTTTTCTTTCATCCGCTTGCTCTTTTGCATCGGCAGTAATATTTGCTTCGTAAGTTGCAATTGCTTTTTGTCTTGCATCGTATTCATCAAATAAACGTTGACCTTCTTGTTGTATTCTTTCGTTTTCAAGATCTGCATCTTTTTCAAAAGCCTTCATTTGATTATCTCCTTGTACTTGGAGAGCCTCATTATAGGCATCATCAATTCTTTTTTTCTCTGCTTCCCTTTCTTTTTTTAATTGTTCTCTTGCTTCCTCTCTTAATTTTTTACGTTTATCTAATTCTTCTTTTTCAGTTTTTGTTAATTGCTTTGCGCCATCTTCAAAATTCTTAACTGATTTATTATAGTTTGTTCCAAAATCTGTTACAGATGCTTTTGCATCTTGCCAAGCACCACTAAAATCACCTTTAATTAATTTAACAACTGCACCACCTAACTTACCAAGTGATTGAAATACGGCAGTTACAGAACCATAAACAACTTGCATTGCTTTAGATACCATAGGCAAAGCACTAATAGCTAAGTCTACTAATGTATTAAATAATGGTTCAATGGCTGCAAAAACTCCGTTAAATATTTTTTCTAACCCTGTAAATAATGGTTGTAATTTTTTTACTGCTTTTTCATTGCCTTGAAATGCCGTAACTAATCCACCTACTAATGCAACAATTAATCCAATCCCTGTTGCTTTTAATGCAGCACCAAAAGATTGAGTTGATACCTTTGCTTTATTTAATGCCCCTCCAAGTTGCCCTAAAGGACCACCAGCCATTTCTAAAGTATCTACCCAATCAGATGAAACATTTTTAGCAGACTTAATTTTATCTTCTAAATCATCAATTTGATTAAATAGATTTTTAAATGCCTCTGTTCCAACTTCGGTTTCTTTTAACTGCTTCTTTAATTCCTTTAGTTGCTTAATAGATCCACCAATGTTACTCGATACATTCAAATCAACTTCTATTTCTGTTGCCATTTTATTAATCTTTTTATTTGCCTAAATCCTTTTTTCCAAGTCTTTGAAATTTCATTTTTACCTTTTGCAATCTCTATTACTTCGTGTTTTCCATAATGACCTCTGACCATTAATAGATCTAATATATTCTTTATCATAAACGTATTTTTAAGGTTTTGTTATATTAATTATAGTAACCTGTCCACTTTATATTTGAAAAATAACCATATAATTCATTACTCCAAATTAAACCCAAATTCTCATATCTTGTAAGCATAATCAAAGGTGTTAAATCTGCTTGCTTATGTGCTTCATAACCATTGACTAAATGATGTTCATTATGATAAAAATCAACTCCCCCTTGTGGACATATATAAGGAACTGCAACTAAAACATTCTTGCATCTATTTAACACAAATTCTGCTTCATCTATTGTAAGATGTTCCAATACATCGCCAAGAATTACAAAGTCATATTTAGAAACATCAAAATTCAAAATATCATCACAGAATACATTTTTGTATTTACTTTTTAAATCATAAGCTTCTATGTATTTATCATATATTTCAATGCAATCAATATCGTATCCATGTGGATTTAATAAATCGGCATAAGTCCCAACCCCTGCACCAACATCTAAAATTTTAGAATCTTTGGTAGTATTTTTTAAGATAAAATCTATTGCATCTGGTTTACCAAAATGATAAGAATATGGCATAATATTTATTTAAAGTAATGGGGAATTTAATCCCGCTTTTTGTACTTCGTTATAATAATAATAACTGCTTTTATTCTTATCTAAATCTAAATTGGTCTTATAAGGTAATTTATTTGCATATTCTCCCTTGTAAAACAAACCACCTTTTGAATCAGTAACTCCAGCATTATGAATAATCTTGTATTTAACTGAATCTGATATATCGTTTGTAGACCATCCAAAATCTAATTCCTTAACTACCTTCGTTTGATGTCCAAAGAACCACGCATTGTAAAGCAATGACCACATACCAGCAGTCCATTTTTGTATTGGATAATCATTTTCATATTTAGGTACATAATAAGGTTCTTTATTACAAAAATATTGATATAAACTAATTGAATCCTTTTCTACCTTATTCCAAAAATTAAAGTCTGTTCCCTTAACAATATATTGCGCACCTCCACTATGATCATTCATTAGTTTAGGAATTAAGCAATCAATACCTACAATCCTGCACATATCTATTAACAGATCTTCCCCCTTTTGCATAATATAGTCATAGTTAATATAACTATTTGTGTCGCTTAAATACCAAACTCTATCTTTCTCAAATTGTGAATAATTTGGAGTTCCTGTAAATACTATATCTGAATCATGCAAAAACAAAACTTCATCTTTTAATGCAGGATTAGATGCAAGATGTTGCTTCATAAGATTAAAATAAATGGCAGGAATATAACTGCTATTTTCTCTTGTGTCCTTATAAAAGAAAAACCTTATAGTATTGTGGTGTTCTTGTAATATTCTCCACTTTGTTAAATCTTCTGTGTTATAACCCAATACAATATCTATTTGATTAGGGTTAATGCCATGCGACATGAAATTATTTATGACAGTTTCTATATGCCATAAATAATAATCATTCGCAGGTTGACAACAGATATACCTCATATTATGTACAAGTTCCTTGTGCCGCACTAACCGATATTGCACCTCCAGCAACTACCGTACCAATTCTTGCACAAATTGTAACACTACCACCGCCTCCTTGTAATTCTACATTATTATTTTGAGTACCATCACAAGATTGGAAATCGTAGAAATCCGAAAACTCATCATTATTAGTCAAAGTATATTGCTGACAATTAGGAGCAGCAGTAGTGGTCGTAGTTGTTGTTGGAGCAGCAGTAGTAGTTGTGGTTGTTGGTGCTTCCGTAGTCGTAGTCGTAGTAGTTGGAGCTGCCGTTGTCGTAGTTGTCGTTGGCGCAGCCGTTGTTGTTGTTGTAGTAGGCGCAGCAGTTGTGGTCGTTGTCGTTGTTGGAGTACAAGAACCATTTACAATACTATTAATTTGATTAGTAAAGTTGCTATGTGAAGCAGAAGATAAATACCTTAAAATGCCTTCACCATTTAAGTAATAGAATCCGTTTGCATAATTATTAAATGAGAAAAATGGTATTGGATTAAATGTATCACAATTACCATCAACATCATATCTTAAATATGTAAATACAGGCGCAGCAGTAGTAGTTGTAGTTGTAGGTGCTGCCGTAGTAGTAGTTGTTGTCGTTGTTGGACATCCAGTTAATCCTGTTGCATTTATAGCAATTAAATTGCCTGCTGGCTGATTAAATCTAACTTCTTCAACTCTAAAATAAGAGCCACCAAATTCTACCCTGTCATTCACGTTAAATGTACCTATGTTATAAGATTGAGAATATAAAGTATCTCCGTTGCTACAAGCATAAAGCCTATACCAAACTACTTGTATTGTTGTTGTAGTTGTCGTTGTTGTCGTAGTTGCACAACTTACTACAATTGATTTAGCAATTGCATTACCCGTATTGTTGGTATCTCTTAAAGCAATCCACCAAGTACCATCTGCAACACCATTATAATTTGTAGGTGCAGTAGCACTAACAAAATTACCATTGTAAGCATTTACTTGTGATGTATAAGGAACATCGGATGCTTGATAAGTACCACTACCTCCGCTAAATGAATTAATTGTTATAGTTCCAGAACCACCAGAACAAGCATTAGAAATTGTAAAATTAACAGGTGGCAATGTAGTTGTCGTTGTCGTTGTTGTTGTCGTTGTAGGACAATTTTGTTGCGCAAAAACCAATTGGATATTAGTACCTATTGTGCCTGGACTTGTTGTCGTTGTATTATCCCAAATATAGAATATTTGAGTTACCGAATCAATATATCTTTGACTTACTAAATTAGGTACTATTGATGTATATAATTGACCATAACCTGCTGAACAAGAATCAAGCCTATAATACGTTGTTGGTGTTGCAGTAGTTGTGCTTGTAGTAGTTGTCGTGCTTGTAGTTGTTGTAGTCGTAGGCGCTGCGGTAGTTGTAGTAGTCGTTGTTGTTGGTGTTGCAGTTGTCGTCGTTGTCGTAGTAGTTGGAGCAGCAGTAGTAGTTGTGGTTGTTGTTGGAGCAGCAGTAGTAG